ACCCAACCAACCTTGTAGCCTAGGACACCGTCACGAGGTATAACACCCCCGATCTTGTGCCAGGCCCACCCTTTCGGATGAGCCGACCGTAGGCCGTAAGTGGCGCAAGCTAGGATTATGTCAGAGCTGAAGGCATGCACATTTACCTTTCGGTATTTGGCCGGCCGATAGCACCTGATGTACCTTATACCACTCCGCCAACGTTGGACCCAGTGCTTTTCATCGTCGTGAATAACGATATCTCCTAAGCTTTTTGGGCCTCGGAGCTTCCTTATCCCAGAAGGGATTTGGTCGAGCACTTGGAACCACGCCTTCGTCACAGGAGGAAGATCTAGTCCATCCAACTGATCAGTACAGCGTTTTAGACCGTTAGCGAGAGCGATATAGTCCTCGGGTCCCTCAAGATCCTCCTTCAGAAAGTATGGTCGTACGGATTTCCCGTTAAAGAAATCCTGACCACAACTCTCTCTGAACGGTGTGTCGCCCCAAAAGGACTTATCCACGTTCAAGGAGAATCCACAGAACTCAAGAACCGACTTCAATCCGGGAACGATATCATCTTTGCAGATGATATCGTCCCCAAAGCAGAAGACATCCTTCCCCAGCAACCCCACGTGTCCGTAGTTTCGAGAAACTACAGCCGTTAGAGCAGCGAAGACAATTGTCTCAAGCTCGAATGTGAAGCCGTTGCCCATGCTGGAGAACTTCTCCAGATGCACCCACTTGCTATCGAACAATGTCTTCGGGCTTCGCAGCCCGTCGAGTTGTTCATACCAGAGCGGGGGTAGCAGTATCCTGACCAGATACTTGCATACGGTATCGCTTGCATTTGAGAGATCGAGAGTGGCAAACTCTCTCGTGATCGAAGCAAGTCGGGCGACCAGCCCGTGCTTCTCCGGTGCACGTGCCAAATCCCATCCAGTCGCGTCTTTTAAACGTTGACGCAAGACTCTCCCGAGTCCACACTGAAAAAAGACATTTATATCGGGTTCAACTCCGATTGCACGATCGGTTGTGCATGTCTTGGGAACCGTACCAAATCGGTTCCCTGGGATGAAGGCGATCTCTCCGTGGCGTTGTGCAAAACTCGCACCCCATTGAGTTCCTAACCACTGCGGTAGGAACCAGATGGCACCACGGGTCAAAACTGGGTTGTTTGCTATCTTATCGGGGACAGTAGTTTTCCCGCCTTTCAAGGAAAAGGAGGCACCTGGTCCAAACCGACCCTGTACTAAATCAGGGGGTCTGTAACCAATCCAAGAAGCTATGAGCTGGCGAACCTCTCCAAAGAACTTGGAGATTTTCGCATCGTTGTCCGTCAACTGGCAGAACGCCACTTCCGGGAGAAACTTAGCTAGTCGCTCGTTGGCTCGAAAGCACTGTTGTTCACCTTCACGCCATTTCTGACGTGCAGCTTCCACCCGGTCGTGAGACGTAGGGAGGGGCTGATACTTTCGCAGAAAAGACCCTGCGACAGCATCTAGGTAATACGATTGTGCCGACGAATACGTCCTGGGGTCCACCTTCACAGATGAAACCCCGTCCCAATCACCCGCACGTACCATATCGGCTACTTGCAAAGCAACAGGAGATCCTAGGCCCGTCATGAGAGACAGGGCAATGCGCGTCAGAGAACCTGGCAGCGCCTTTTTGGGCATGATCCGCTCCTTATTTGTCGACTTCGCCCTTATCCCGGCGCTTTTTCCGGTCCGACGCTTTCTCAATGACGGCTAGTAAGGCCGCGACGAGGGCGCAGAACTGGATGAACGCATCCCGGTAGAGGGCTAGGTCTTCAGGTGGGAGCATACCCGTTGGCTACCGACGCCTTGATCTGAGCCGTGGCCAGCATGTTCAGCAGCTGGTGCACGGCCTCGTTGATCGCAGACGAAGGGATGCCTTGGGGTACGGTGATCATGCCGTCGAACACCACCCGGTCTTTGGACTGATAGAGCGTGGTCGTGGAGTCCTGGACGGCATACGGATAGGCGAAGTTGATCCTCGCTTGCCGCGCCGTTTTGGGCCCGTTGTTCCCCGTCGTCAGTTTGAGGACCGGGCGGAATCCGACAGGCAAACCTGCCGGTGCACCGGTGTCTTGACGCCACACGGCGGGGGAACCGTCACCCCCGCTACTCGACAGAGCGTCATAGACGATGTCGGTAGTGCCATCCGCCTTCTTGGCGGTAATCGCAGCTTGCTGCATTGTTTCTTTCGATTGGAGTTGAAACCCGTCACCTTCCCACCTTTTGAACCAACAACGAGATAGCCGTAGCCGCTCGCTGCCAGCCTGGTAGCTTGAAAGGACGCACTTTGAGGATCGGGGCCGGATGGCCCTGAGAGCGACGAACATGCACACCTGTGCATACGACGTAATCCAGAACAGGCTCATACTTGTATATCTGCGGGGGAGGCCAACCCGGCCCCCCCACAAAATACCGATAAACCTTTTCTGAATGCCAGTCGTGATAACACCGATAATGCTGTGTTGTCCACGGCTCCTCAACCGCGAGTCCGAGGTAATCAGTCCCCTGCGAAAGGAACTGCTCCACGTTCACAAACCACCCCGCTATAAACGAGAATGGAATGACGTTGTATCCGACAACGAACGGGTTGACAAAACCCATTTGATTGGCTAACCAAAGATTTGCGTTGGTAACGCGCACCTTGGCGCCGAGTCTGATGCCTATACTGGTCACGTTTCGATAAGCCCAGAAACGTGAGGAAGAGACATCATTATACGCGTTGGGATTCGAGTAGTTTGTAACTTCTCGATCATACCAGGATAGGCCCGAAAGGGCTGCACCTGCCTTGACGCGTATCGGTGGGACGGGGCCCTGAAGTATCTCAACCGCTGAGTGGATATCCTTAACTAAAGGTTCCCACCCGAAGTGGTATTCCAACCAGTTGCCAGCTACGGATTTTCGACGACTAGCCCCTTTCGGGACAGCCGCGAGCCGTAAAATCTTGGCAGCACGGGGAAAATCCCACTTATTGAGTGCTACAAGGAAGGACCCGATCTGAGCCCCCCGAGTGGCAATCATCGCAAGCGATTGC